GGGTATGTGCAAAAGGATGTGGTGCGGGGTTTAGCAAGCGCGAGCCATAGGGAAAAGCCCCACCCCGGACATTACCTACGGTGGGGGGGTATACAGGAGTCGAACAGGCGTTTGGAACAAGTGTTTGGATAAAAGGGAACTGTATTCAACCTAAAGCTCACTAGCGGGGGTGTTCCCCTTGCGCCTATTGCAAACAGCATGGACAGGTGCGAGGTCGGACTGGGTGCCCATCAACGGTTCTAAGTGATCAACCTGAACATCATCCCCTACCCGTAACCGCACCCCGCATAGGTAACATTCAACACTGTTAGCAATTGCCAGCTGTCTTATCCTCTTGGCTATCCGCTGATAGTTAGTGTTGTATCTTTCCCGCTTGATCGCTTTACGCTCAGGGCTATCAACTCTTTTTCTTGTCGCCATAAAAATTGCTTGATGTTCAACACAGCGGCTATCCCCATCGGTCAATACCCCGCAGTCAAGGCAAGGGATCTTAAATCTTTTAGGCATCGGTTGAATAAAATCCTTTGCCCTTGAAATTTATTAGTGCCGGCTGCGGCTTGCGCTTCATGTCGGCTGTGCAGTGGCTGCAGAGGACTGTAGGGCTGTCAAACATACTATGGGCTATCTCTTGGGTCTTTCCGCATCTACATAGATAAAGATAGACAGGCATCAGTGCTTCCAAACTGTCCCGGTAAAGTCAATGCCCTTCTCAAGGATCAAGGTTCCTAAGCCCGGGACTGAATCCTCTCCGGTTACCTTGCGCCACCAACCTGAGCCATTATCCATAGTCGGAGCCATAACCATAAAGCGGCTAGTACCCCTTGGGGTTGAACCCAGTTCGGTAACTCGAAGATGATGCCAGTGACCATGAATAAGCAGTGAAGCATCGGCAACCGACTGCCTTCCAAAGGCTTGACCGCGCCACCAATTGCCTACCATCTCCGGACGCTTGGCTTGATGACCATGCACTATGCCCAGTATGTGAAAGCTGTCGCCAAATACATCAAGCGCTAATGACTCGTCATGCTCTTGGGGTTCAACAAACTTTATGTTCATTCCGGACTCGTGAGAAAGCCGGGCTAATTGCCTACCAATAAATACTCCCCAGTCGTCAGTTGCCTTGCCTACTGCATCCCGCCCAATTCTCCACTGGCAGTGATTAGATCCGACTGAAGCGTAAGTGATGTCTTGGACTTGCTCATAAAGCATCCTCAATGTTTGCCAAGCAAAAGTAGTGGCTAAATCCACCTGATTCATAATGCTCAAGTCGTTACTTTGGAGCTGGATCATAGCAACATTGCTGAACCCCTCAACAGTGTCGCCTAAATCGGCAAAAATAATCTTTGAAGGCTTTTCTTTTTTCACCTGAAGAAGAAGTCTTTCCTGCATCAAAGCAACCCGTTCAATTAGGCTTTGAGAATTGCCCCGGTAATCAACCTTCCCGACCTGCAAGTCTGACCACATGATCACTAGACACTTATCAGTGGATTTAGTAATTTTCGGGGTTTTAGCCTTTTTCTTTGCTTCGGCTAGTAAAAGCGGCAAGTCAATGCCGGCAGTCTTTCGCCTGAAGCTGAATCTGTAGCTGGTGAGCCAGTCGCCGCCTTCGCGCTGCTGCCATCGGCTAGTTCGTAACGGCGGGATTATGTCTATCTCATCTGGGTTCAACCCGGCAGATAATAAAAACTCGTCAAAGTTCTCAGGTTCCGAGTCAAGACCCGGCGTTGTAGCAGTGCCGTCAGTGCCGTCAAACTCGACAGCTGGTTTCCAGTTTGTCGGAGCAGTAACTTTTTTAGCCGGCTCTAGATTTTCTAGCATTACTCAACTCTAAAGCACGCGCAAGTCTTTCGGCGGTGATTATGAACTGGCGAGTAGCTCATCTGGATCCCGCGATCTACTAAAGCCTTTACCAAAGTGGCTATAGCCCACTCGTCATTTGCAACAGCGTCAAGCATAATCTTTCGGTCTGCTTCGTCTAGACCTTTGGCAATAGTTCCAACTTTGCAACTGCCATATCCTTTAGGCGGTGTCAATCCCTCTAGCATAATTCCCTTTCTGGTTCGGTTATGTGTTGAACCTGCAGCTGCGTGCAGCAAGACAAGCAAGCGACCGGCGGACTGCTATCGCTTTTGCCTTTACCCGAAACAAGCTGCATAAAAGTAATCTTATGACCATTTAGGCAACCCAGTTCAAAAGTTCTTAGTGATCCCAGCATTATTCCCTTTCCGGTTCAATCTGAGCCTATCGCAAAAAAAGTAGCTTGGCGAAGGTGAAATTAGTAGTGTAGATACAATTTAGACACAGTTTTCTTAGTCATGATCTTTGACCGTTTTTTTCTACTCATTTTTGTGCCTTCCATTTTTTCCAAGCGTTCCAATAGGAACTGTGTTCAACTGTTGCAGCCAATGCAGCTCCTGCTTTTAGCCGCTCTTGCCATAATTCGGCAGTTACCTGACTTAGTTCATCGCGAATAATGTCTAGTGTCCTTTGTTTCTGGCAAGCGTCTTGGTGAGCTTTTATGCTTGCATTTTGCTCACGACATTCCGGGGTTGCTTCCATCGCTTCTTTTAGTTCTTTTAGTTCTTGCTCAGTCATTTATGTACTTCTGCATTAGCTGGATTAGTTCAACCTCGCTGATTTTATGTTGTTTAGTTGTCAATCCGTCAAACAGTCGAAAATGATCATAAATTGCCTTATAGATTCGATCCCGCTCCAGCTCTGCTCCGGCTTCGCAGCCTTTAGTCCAGTAAAGCTTGCCGCTTATGTCTTTCATGTTGATCGGTAAATTAATAGGCATCATATACTCAAATCGTTTTCGTCTATGAGCAATTGCTCAGACAAGTAAGTCAAAGTTGCCGAAGTATAGTCTTCTTCAAGTAAGTGTTCCAAAAAAACATCAGCAAGCGGCAGCCGGATCTGCTCAAAGTCACCTGACCAAATCAGTTGCTTATCCCGCAGCAAGGCTTCGGCTTGCCGGTAATTCGTTCTGCGCCAGTTTTGGCTTTTAGTCAGTTTCATTTTGTTTCGCCCTTTCGTTATGTAGATAGTTTGCCAAGCTCTTGATCTTTTCAACCCGGAAACCTGACCATTTCTTAGTGTCAGTGACTACAACCGGAGCGGTCATTAAGTTCAGTTCAGAAAATTGCTCGACCATGTCCGGATGTTGTTCCAAATTCAAAACCTCATAGCGTATCTGTAACCTGTCCATCATCCTTTTGGTTGCTTCGCATTGAACACAGTGCGGCAAAGTGTAAACAGCTACTAACAATCTGGTCTCCTAACATCTTTGGCGACGGCTACCGCGTAATCGTAGCCTAACCTCAGTTCGGGAGATTTCCAGTTATACAATGACCGGCGGTTCAATTCGCTAAGGATCGAAGCTTTGGCAACCTCATAACCGCTGTTGAATCCTGCTTCATAGGTTTTGTCGTAATCCACAAAGGTAAAAAAGCCTTTGATCCGGAAGTAAACCTTGTCTGCAAGCCTTGCCCAACTGTTACTTTTGTAGCCGGCGAGCGCCGCAGAAATAGATTCAAATTCTTCTTGTTCTCTAGTCTTCATTTTTTTCCTTGTCTTTTCCTAATTGCCAGAGCGCTTCCCTGACAACATCCGCCGACTTGTGTTCTCCGTCAGCTTCCAATTTTGAAATAAAAGTATTCAAACTGTCTATCGCTTCATTCCAGCCGTTATTTCTGCCAGAATCAAGCAAACTGAATAGGTGATCGGCGCGGTATTTGTTCAGTTCCGGCTTCACTTTAGACCCCAGACGATAGCTGCCCGGTTGAACCTAGACTTGGCTCGATCAACCTCGGCAACCAAACCCCGGGAAACCAGTTCCGACCTGCGAGAGCGGATGCCGGAATCTGATGCTCCACGCCACTGACCGTCTACAGCGCCCGCCCAATGCTGCATTATCAAACTATCATCGGTCAAAGGTTGAACCGTAAGCAGCGTAATGATCGCAGCTTGGGTTTCGGTCAATGATTCCGTAGTAATCCCCTGAGCGGCTTGGTGCGAAGTGCTGGGGTCTGTTCGCCTTGCTGATGGCATTATTTTCCTTCCGTAACAATTAGATTTTGGTATTCGATTTTGGTGCGGTATTCGTGATGGTAATCGGAAACATAAACATTGGCATACATCATCGCCCAGTTATTGTCTGCGATAATTGGCAAGCCGTCAAGCACGAACTGTTTGCCTTGCTTGTTTATAATGTCGCTGATGCAGTCCCACAGCGCGCCGAGCTTTTGAACTTTATAAATGTTCATGTCGGTGTCCGGCAAGTTGTAATCTTCGCCTTTGCGCCAGTCGTCTTCGGCGATCAAGGCGGCAATACCATGCCCGATATGCTTCCAACTCATTTCATCCCGGTCTCCCAAGTAAAAAATGTCTGACATCCAGCGGTTCAATAGCGAGTATTGAGTATTTTTTAACGGTTCGTATTCGGTGATCATAGTGCTGTGATCCAATCTGTAAGTAGTTCCGGTATTGCGTGGATAATAATCAAAAACAAAATCGCGGCGGCGGACAGAATCAGATAACCAATTGCCCGGCGAATTTTCAAACTCATTAGTTTTCCACAATACTTAGCAGGTGGATTTCGGGGTTGGTTCGCTTTATGTGTTCAATGATTTTGTTTTCGGACTCAACAACTAATTCCAGTGAGTCGCCGGTGACTGTCATTGTTCTGAATGTGCCGGTATTCATATACAAATAAACAACGGTGAAAATTTTTGATTCGGTTTTGGCGTTTGCAATCATTTTGGTTTCCTATCGGTTGGTTGATAGGACTACAATAACCCCGCTAAAAAAGGCTATGGGGCAGTTTTACCCAAGTGCTGGTTTTGTTATCAAGTTGTTATAAAGCAGTGATCTTCACTTCAGCGCCGCATTGGTGAGTATCGTCATAATACTTCCGGGCAATCAAACTGACGACCTGAGAATCATCTCCCCAGATAACCTCAGACTGACCGATCCCGTCAAGAAGTCCCCGCGCCAACTTATCCAAGTCCGGCGGCACTATGGGGAAAGGGCGCTTCGTCATTTTGACACTGACCGGGCGCGGCATATAAAAATTCACTTCGACTTGAACAGGACCTAGGATAATGTTTTGGTTTTGGTATTGAACACAGCTTTGTGCTATTGCCCGCCGCCAAATTTTGAGCTTTTCGCCTGACGATTCAATCATCCTTCCGCGCATAAGTTTCTTGGATCCTTGCGGAGTTGGAAAGCCTATTATTTCGAGTTCGATTTGCTCCATGCTACAAGTGTAGCGACTGCGAACAAACCACCTGCAAGATAGCCAAGCGTTGCAGTTATTGGTTCAGCTTGAACTGCGAGCAAAATCAACAGAACCGAGAAGCTTAGGTTGATCAAGTTCTTGGTCAAAAGGAAACATCCACTTTTTCAATAGTCGGATTATTGATGCTTGCCGAAGCTCGGTGCTGCATGCCCTCAGCGTTTTCATACTGGTCAAGCTTGATGCTGAGCTGACCGCGAACATTTATCAAGTCGCCTTCTGCCAGCTGCTCTTGAGTCCAAACCGTGAAGTAAGCTTTCTTGATTTCACCGTCCCGGGTCTTGAACGATTCAGCAACCGAAGCGCCGTAACCGGGGATCAACCGCATAACTTCTGCTTCTTTCAGTGATACTGTAGCCATTATTTTCCTTCTTTCATGTGTGCCGGGTTAACACAATCTAAGTTACCGCATAATCTCTGTCCTGTCACTACCAAAGTGCCGTCTTCCCCTATTGGAGTCACCATGTCCGGAGCAAAAAATCCGTGCCAAGGGTAGCACTTTCCTTTGATGCTTTGAACTGTTTGCACTCGCTTGGCTCGGCAGCTGGAACATAAGCTCGTAGGCTTCCTAGTGGAAAGTAGTTCCCACTTGAAACCGCAGCGCTCGCATTGAACTTCTGGCATAGCAATAGCTTACCCCTGACAAATTCGACAGAGCAACTTGTTTGAACTGTGTTCACAGCTAGGCGGCGGTGTGCCGGTCTGACCCTTCTGTTGGTTCAGGTAATCCCGACTTGCCTTTATCTCCTTCTCACGCCTTACCTGAGCCGCTTGCCGGGCTGTATCTGCTCCCGGTGTGTAATCGTCTTCCCAGCTGTCGGCGTTTAGCCAAGTCGCCGGGTATTTGGTAAAGTCCGGACTTCGATTCGGGTCATTCTTGTATCTGATCACGCCGGCAAGAATGTCTTCAAACTTGGATCGGTTCAACGCTGAATCAAAAGCCCGGAAAGCTTTGGCTTTGTCTCGCTTGACCGGGTATTCATTCCAAAATTCTGTAAATAATAAATCGTTATTAGTTTTCTTAATATTGGTCTTCTTAAGCTTTGTATTCTTAAGGGGCGGATTATCCGCTGTCGGTAAACCCGCCAACGGTAAACCCGCAACCGGTTCAGGATCGGTAGTTGTCCAGACCGATTCTCCGAATCTTCCTTTTTCGTTGATTTGGGTTCTCACCAAGTAACCCAGTGCCTCAAGTTCTTGGATCGCGGCGCGTATTGAATCTTTGCCCTCGCGGTTTTCGCCTACCAAGGTGCCAATGTTCAATTGCCAACCTTGCGAGTGGCTTAGAAGTAGCGCCAGCAGTCCCCGGGCTTTGAAAGTAAGCCGAGTATCTCTTAGCCAACTGTTTGGGATCTGGGTAAAACTATGATCAAAGTTATGTTTCCCGCGTATCAGTGGCATCTAATTTCCTTTACTGTTCGGCTTTATTGCCGTCCCAGTCCAAAATAAACCACTTTTCTTGGAACCTGTCAAATACAGGCTCGAAAAAGGTATCCGTCTGCCTTAGCTTGTGCCGGTAAACCCGAGCCTGATCTGCAATTTCGCTATCAGATTCCATCAGCATGTTGTAAAGCCCACAGACCAGCAAAAGATTAGCCGGATGATCCAGCAGCTTACTACCGCCCGCGCCGCGATTTTTTCTATGATGCGGCACTAAATCGTCTTCTGTTCCACAGTGCCAACAGTGCCCGTCTCGATTTCGCAGCTGGGCTAAAAGCTTTTTGGTCATTGCCGCCACTCAACAGAGAATAACTTCGCCTGTGTTGCAGTCGCCATCATTGCCGACTCGACAGCTTTGATTTTGAGCCTTACCCGGTTGAATTGGGCTTTGGCTAAATCGCGCTCAAGGCGCATCTCAGCGGAGCTTAGTTTGGCTACCGCATTTCGCTCCGCCACTGACCCTTCATGCCCTAGAAAAGCGGTTTGCTCCACTGTGTCGAGGTTATACTCGGCTTCAGCCAGCCTGTTTTCTGCTTCAAAGACCGCAGTGACTCCTTTATAGTTCTCTTGAGTCAGTTCCGTCAGTTGTTTGCTCAGTTCCGATGGTGTCAGCAAGTTTCAAAAGCCTTTCTACTAGGTTGATCCGAACTGCCCCGGCTTCCGCATAGCGCTTTTGCCGGAGCAGCTCAGTGTAGCTTTCGGTAAGTTCCCTAACCGATGCTTGGAGTAACTTTGTCTGCACGCGCCTTGACTTTCGCTAGAGTTGCGGCTGGGGCTTGATTCGCCTTCGCTTCATTCCATAATAGTCGCAAGTCGTCTACAGAATCCAGCAGTTCAGCTTCGCCAACCCAGTTCCGTGTTGGTGTCGGACTGACCCCGCGCTCGACTTTTTGCATTTCTTCCCGGGAAGCAAGAGAACCCGGTTCCTTTGATGCAGCGTAAGATCCAAGAGCTAAAGCGCGTCCTACAGCGGAGCTTTCTCCATTCTCCAAAGCAGATGTGGAGTTTGCACCTTGCCCGCCGTCAATCTCAAAAGCGTGTCCGGTTGCTTTTGGTAGCCCGGCAGCTTGATCACCGGCGGTTAGATAAATCGAAGCCTTGACTACCCAAGTGCTAACAGACCGGTCTTCCAAGGTTGTTAGGTTTTCGGTAACGATCCTGCCGTCTGGATAGTCGGCATAGAACATCTGTATTCTTTCGGCAACAGTTGCATACTTACTGAGATCAAACTTAGGCAATTGGTTCACCTACTTGCCAGTAATAATCTTGCACACCGATAGGAAAAGGCGAATAAGGAAAGCCGTCAATAAAGATTTGTGACAGCTCGCCTTCCGCATTTACTTTGTAGCCAATACACTGACCCCGCAGCTCAGTTGTTCCTGTTACCAAAGTGACAAAATCACCAACTGTTATTTGCATTGTTTTTCCTTTCATTTTTTACCTTTCTTGATTACGAGAAACGGCGCAGCCATTCCCCGGGCTTGTCTGGTAGCGATCACTATTTTTTCGCCGCCGACCTCGATGTAGGCTGATTTGGCTTTGCCCATTTGATTCAGCACCTCAGATTTGGACTGAGTCAAAAGCTCTTTGGCTGTGTCAAAATCACTTTGGGCTAAAGCAAGATGATACAGTCCGTCTATTTCAACCTCTAAATCTTTGTCAATTGCCGGATGCATTTTTCTGACCGCTTCATAGGTTGAATCTGCCCCGTCAAAGTCCGGCGCGATTTTGTTTTGAACCATGTCCCAAAAGTTTTTGACAGCCAATAATTGCGCGCTTGACTCGAACTCGTCCAAAAAGACTTCTTCCTCATACCAGTCCCAGCCAACTATCCCGATCACGATAGCGGTTTTTAGCCCCATTACTTGCATGTAATGATAAACCTGCGCCCGATAACCCGGCGGCAGCTCAGTCCAGCCGTAGCGGGCAGTCTTGGCTTCTATGATTATCCACTCACCAGTTTCCTTGTGCTTGGCTAAGGCGTCTGGGCTTGCTTGCATGAAAGGGTATTCGTTACTTGAATAAGTCCCGGTTGAATACAGTTCGTATTCCGGATTATCCTCAGCCCACATTTTCAAAATGTCGTCTTCAAATTCTTTACCAAGCCTGACAGCCCAGTTGCCTACCGGCTCGGGTTCAATCTGTCCGGTTCTTTCGCACCAAAGCGCATAAAGGGATTTGTAGGAGTTTAGCCCCAAAATTGAACTGACCTCACTCCCGCCAATTCCGTATTCTCTACTGAAAGCCCAGTCCTCTGAGCCGGTTCCAGCGAGATGAAGCAGTGTTGCCTCATTGAATTTTTTTGGAGCGTGTTGTGTCGGTTGATAGTTTATGTTCATAGACTAAACCTTATTATGAGTGACCGACATTTTTCCAGCGGCTATTGGATGTTTATCAAAAAGTTATCTGATGCCGGCGGCGCGGCTTGCGAAGATAACCCGGACATTTTCTTCCCGGAAGATTTTCCTGATGCTGATGTCCGGCAAGTTGCAACAGCGGCGGCAAAAAGGATCTGCAAAGCCTGTCCAGTCCGCGAACCGTGTTTGACTTATGCTATTGAATCAAATCAACGCTATGGAATCTGGGCAGGAACAACTTCTAACGAGCGCTAAGCTTGCTCAGCTTCCGGATCATAGTCTTGGTGAACATCTTCCCAGTCAAAATCTCCGTCTTCAACTACCTGCATAGCGTTTTTGACAGCATCAGTATCCACTTGGGCAACCGCCGCCCGGTAAGCATTCTGAATGTCTTGAAGCTCAAGGTTTCCCTTCCAAGCCAAATTGACTCCAACAGTAGTCAGCACGATAGCGAAAGCAGAACCGACACCGATAATTGAACCCATCAACCAGTCTCCGGCTACAGCACCAACCGCAGTTCCGCCAAAAAAAGTAGCCAACACTAGACCGACTGACCGGGATAAAATTTCCTTGATCCTTTTCAACTCAGCTCCTTCTTGCAGTGCGGGCAAGCGTAAATTACTTTTACCGCCGCCCGGGTTTGGGGTTTTATGTTTTCGCTTATTAGCTTGTAAAGGTCTACTTTGTCGGCAGTGATACCGAACACCCCTTTTAACTTTCGGCTCGCCGTAGCATGCAAGTGAGGACCGCTAGACATACCTTCCGAGGCAACTGTCCCGATCTCTTGACCTTTGGTTAGCTTGTGACCAACTTTGTAGCCCGGCTTAATGTTCATGTGGCAATATCCCAAATACCAAATAATGCCGTCTTTATCCATTGCAGTTTGAACTACCACCCAGCCAAGAACTTTTGAATACTGGATCAGGTGAACTGTGCCTTTAGCTATTGCCGGGATTTTAGTCCCAGTCGGCATAGCCCAATCGGTTCCTGAATGCGGCTGAAGATTATGCGTCTTCCTATAAGCCGACATAGTCCCGTAGTGTCCGGTTATCGTGCTATCAGGAAAAGGGAACT